CTCTTAATGTTTCTCCTTCTTCGTTGTGTTGTCCTGAAATTATGAAATCGGTTGTTTTTTCAATATTATTAGTTAGTTGTTCTAGATAGATTATACTTGCTTCTCTATTAAAATTATTATACCAACGTGTTATTGAACTTCTATAACCAAAACTATCAACACATAATTTAGTTGAACCAGGTAAAGTTAGCACTCCTAATTTATCGTAGTCTTCTAATTGTTTAATAACTTCTAAATCTAATAATATATGATTAATAGCCATTTTATTATTATAAATTATTAAATTATAATAATATGAATTTATAAAACTTCTATTTATTTGTCACTTTTTATAACTATTATTTATAGTATTATTATTAATAATACTAGTGTTACTAGTTCCTTTATATTTTAAAATATCTATAATTTTCGATGAAGTTGGAAATTCTTCATCTCCGTATATATCTTGTAATAATAACCATTCAAATAAACCCCCAATATACACATATAAATTTGCAAAACCCAATTTATATAATTGATTATATTTAGTTATTACTCTATTATCAGTACAATTTTCTCCATATATTACAATTTTAATAACTCTATTGTTTTTTAAACAATTATTTAATATTTCTTCTTCTTTTGAAGCATGTATAGAATTTTTTATTAAACAATCTTGTTTACTATAATCTAATGTATTAATTAATAATATTTTTTCGTTTCCATAATTTATACATTTTTGAATATATTCAAAGTTGACTTTATTTATACTATTATTGTTACCCATAACTAATATAATTTGTTTCTTTATAATATAATATATAACGAAATGTTATTATATTTAATTAAATTCAACAGTTGTAATTATAAATTCTTTTTTAATAGATTTTGATGCATTACTTGAAAGTTCTTCGCGTTTTTTTCTAGTTTTGTTTGAATTATTTGAATTATTTGAATTGTTCGAATTATTTGAATTGGTTGATGAGTAAGAATCGCTACTTTCTACTGATGTTGTTGATGTATTTGAATTTAATGAGGAATTTTTTACTTTTGCCGAAGTATTTCTTAAATTCATATCATTTTCAATAATTTTATAATTTGCTTCAATATAATCTAATATTTTATTTTCAATACACCATTTAAAAAAATTTAATTGCCCTAGTGTTGTTTGAATACATGTTTCATTTTTATATGGAACATTTATTCTCTCCCATCTACAAAAAGGATCGAATTTTTTTTTACTATATGCTTTTAATTTTAATTTATAGTCATTATAAACTTTTACTCTTTCATTTTTTTCATTATCTAATTCATATACAATATAATTTTTTTTAGAATAATTTGTAACAAACCAATCTACTATTCTAAGTGATATTTTTGATGTTCCATTTATAATAGTTATCATTTTATCAAAATTATTATCATTATTATAAAATTGTAATAATTTATCTAATAATAAATCACTTTGTGTATCAATAGTAGTAGACATATTAATAATATTTGTTTAATACTTAGTAGATAATACTTTTTAAATTATAATTTTACTAATATTATATATAAAAACTAATCATAATAATATTTATAGTAAATATATTATTATGAATAACGAAGAATATAAAATATATATAGATGAACTAACCCAAAAAGTTGTAAAAAATAATATTTCTAATATTGTTTATAATAATATTACAGAAAAATTTGTTATTTATTTTAAAAATTATGAATTCATAAATGACTTGAATGATGATGACAAATATTATTTACAATACAATTTAAAATATAATTTAAATACTTATATTACTAAATATTATAAATTACAAAATAGCTTATAAAATTATTACTTGGTTATTTGGGCAATTTTGCCAATACTTGTAATAAAACATAAACCATGGAAGCAAACATTACACTATTAAATATAAAACCATATAAATTTGGATTGCCATCGTCTTTAAATAAATATGGAAACATGTTTTTACTATGTTTTTTTACTGCCGGTAATTGAAATAAGAAAAACAATAATGCTATTATTATTGGCAATTTCATTTCATTAAATAAAGTATCATATAAATTTGCGGCAATCATTTTTTTATTATTTTCATCTATTATTTGTTGTGGGGTCTCATTATTTTTAATATAATTTTCTTCAACTTGTGGAGGTGGTATATAATTTGGTTGTGTTTGATTATCATTTGCTACTCTTACTTGATCAATTGGTATATCACGTGATGGCAAAGCAGTAGTTCCATTTGCTGCTGCTTTTTGAATTTGACTTATTAATTCATTATAATTTGGTGCTTGTTGTTGAACTTGATTTTGAATATTATTTCCCATAATTCCTTGATTTTGATTTTGATTTTGATTTTGTAACATAGGATTCTGTGTTGAATATCCACTATTTGGTATTAAATTATTCATTGTGGACATTTGATTATTTGATTGCATTATTACTTCATTTTTATTCAAAACAATATTTTGTGGTTGTTGTTGCATCATATATTCTTGATTAACATTATTATTTTGTATATTAGAACGAGGAAGTTCATTTAATGCTGTTATTCCTGAAGAAGACATTACTATAGTAATATAGTTTCCTAAATATTTAATATATTAAAAACGCAATATATAATATTATTATGTAATAGTACTATATATTTAATTTATTATTTAATCTACTTCTTCCATTTGTGATTCTTCCATTTGTGATTCTTCCATTTGTGATTCTTCATCTTCATCATCTTTAACATCATCTTTCACATCATCTTTATTATTAGTCTCTTCAACTTCTTCATCTAATGAAAGACCCAACTTAATCATATTATTAATACGATTCACAAATGTTGCCGGTTCTTCAATATTAAAACCACTAGCAATAAGAGAAGACTCAAAAATTAAATTTACTAGATCTGCTAATGTTTTGCTATTTTCTTCTTTTGTATGTTGCTCTTTAAGTGCTTTAATAATAATATGATGTGGATTAATTTCCATTGTTTTTTTAGACATCATATATGAACTCATAGTACTATCACGAAGTGCTTGTGCTTTCATAATTCTTTCCATATTTGCCGACCACCCATATTCACCAGTTACTAATACACAAGGAGAATCAACAACACGTTCGCTCAATACAACTTTTTCAACTTTATCTCCTAAAATACTTTTAATCTTGTTTGTAAGTGGTTTGAATTCTTCTACTTGTTCTTCCCATACCTTCTTATTTTCTTCACTTTCATCAAATTTTAATCCTTCTTTTGTCACACACACAAGAGTTTTGCCATCAAATTCTTTTAATTGTTGAACACAATATTCATCAATTGGATCTGTCATAAACAATACTTCATAATTTCGCTTTTTACACTTTTCAATAAATGGAGAATTTTCTACAGATTTTTGCGACTCTCCAGTAATATAATAAATATGTTTTTGTGATTCGGACATAGCATTTTTATAGTCTTTAAGTGAAACCATTTTTTTATTTGATTTTGTGCTATAAAACATTAATAGGTCGGCTAATTTTTCACGATTAGAACTATCTTCGTGAATACCTAGTTTAATATTTTTGCTAAATTGCTCATAAAATTTTGGAAAATCTTCTTCATTTTCTTTAATCTCGGCAAATAGTTCTAAACATTTTTTAACAATATTTTTTTTAATTACTTTAAGAATTTTATTTTGCTGTAACATTTCGCGCGAAATATTAAGGGGTAAATCTTCAGAATCTACTACTCCTTTAACGAATCCTAACCAGTCAGGAATTAAATCTTCACAACTATCTGTAATAAATACACGACGTACATATAATTTAATATTTCCTTCTTTTTTTGATTTAGATTCAAAAATATCAGTAGGTGCGCGTTTTGGAACAAATAAAAGTGATGTAAATTCAAGTTGACCTTCTACAGAAAAATGTTTAACGGCAAGATGTTGCTCCCAATCATTTGTTAATGATTTATAAAACGAACCATATTCTTCGCTAGTAATTTCTTCTGGTTTTCTCGACCAAATAGGTTTTTGCTTATTTAATAATTCAAATTCATGGACTAATTGCGTAACCATTTTTTTAGTTTTGCCTTCTTTTTCTTGTTCTTGTTTTGTTTCGTTTTCAATTTCTTCTACTTCTTCAATTTTTGGTTCATCTTTTTCTTCCTTTTCTTCTTCATCTCCTTCCTTTTTTTCATCTTCTTTCTCTTCTTTTTTCTCTTCATCTTCTTCCTCTTCTTCTTTTGACACACTTTTTTCTACATAAAGACTAATTGGATAATTAATAAATTCTGAGTGTTTCTTGATTAAGTCTTTAATACGTTGTTCTTCTAAATAGTCTAGTTGGTCATCTTTTAAAAAGCATGTAATTTTTGTTCCTCGCCCAAGTTTTTCTTCGCTTTCATCTTTTTTAATTGTAAATGAACCGCCAGCATTAGATTCCCACACATATTGCTCATCATCATTGTTTTTAGATGTAACAACAACACGTTCGGCAACTAAATATGCCGAGTAAAACCCTACACCAAACTGACCAATCATATTAATATCTCCCTGAGTTTTCATTGCCTCCATAAATCCCTTTGTTCCCGACTGAGCAATAGTTCCAAGATTAGTAATCATATCTGACTTAGTCATACCAATTCCAGTGTCTAAAATTGTTAATGTTTTATTTACTTTATCTGGAATAATTTTAATAACTAAGTCACTATTAGTATCTAATACACTTTTATCTGTAAGAGAATGATGCCTAATTTTATCTAATGCATCTGAAGAATTGGAAATTAATTCACGAAGAAAAATGTCTTTATTAGAATAAAATGTATTAATAATAAGAGACATTAACTGATTAATTTCAGCTTGAAAAGCAAATGTTTCTACTTGTGTGCCCATTATATATATATTATTTATACACATAATGGTTTTAAATAGTTTAAATATATATTTTTTATGATATATATATTTAATATTATGTATTATATTTTGCCATATTACTCGTCTTCTTTACGTTCTTTAAAATAATTAAAAATTTCATCTTTGAATTCTTTGGGAAAAGTGTTTGATGGAATTATTATTCCACTAGAATCATATGTTATATGGGTTAATGGACTAAAATGAAATTTCATTAAAATTTTCCATCGTTCTGTATATTTACGATTTATTTTAGAACCATGATAATAATGTCGTATTATTCCAGGTGTATATCCCAATCTTAATTTTGATGCTAGTTTTTCATATAGTAACATGCTATTATTATAATCTGCATGGTAGTTAACATTATTTATTGAACTACATTTATTGATTAAGGACATAGCAATTATGCTATCGCCTGAACCTAATATTGCCCTATCATAAAGTCCATTTATTTTTTCATACGCTTTTCTTGTTATTGCCCAAGCATAACCAGGATGCCAATAGTCTGTTCCTTTTGTTGTATAACTTTTTTGTTTTTCAAAACAATAACCAAAACTATTAAATATATTTAAATTATTTTTTTCTTGATCCATGTCAACACAATGACTAAATAATTGAACGACATCTTTATATCCATTCAAAATTTTTAATGTATCCAATGCCCAAGTAGAACTATCAAATTCCACATCGGCATCTATCCAAGCAAATGCCTTATAATTTTTAGGTAATAAATGTTTTACTCCTAAATTTATCATATTTTCTTTATGCCATAATGGAACCTCTGTTTTTAATTGTAAATGATGCTTGTTGTTTTTATTAGTGATTATAAATTTTTGGTCTCCATATATAAGTTCTACAATAAATAAATTAACATGTTCTTCTTCTTCTTCTATTCGCTTAACAAATTCTTTCAATAATATGTATCTTTTTGCGTATAAACAGGGATTTGATATAACAATAATTACATTTAATTTTTCTTCTATAGGATTATTATTGGCAATTGCCATTTTTGTAGAATTTATTGTATACTCAATATTATCAATTTCTATATTATTAATAATTGTCATATTATATAATTAGTTGTCAAATATTTATATTTAATTAAATCTTATTTATTTATTTATTTATTTATTTATTTATTTATTTATTTATTTATTTATTTATTTAAATCTTATTTATTTATTTATTTATTTATTTATTTATTTATTTATTTAATTATTTAGTTAAAATAAATATTAAATAATTACTATTACATGAAATTTGTTGAATATTGTAATGTTTTACTTTTTGAACCACAAGGTATATTTTCTTCTACTAAAGTATAACATTTTGTTTTCTCACTATCAGTAGCAAATATTTTGTCTCGTACTTCATTATGCTTTGGACCAATAAATTTATAACAATCTCTAGAATTACATACTTGTCTAAAGATTGTTGATAAACCTAACCCTAATAATACAGATAATATTATTTTTCCTATATTTGTATGTAATAAATTCTTTAACATATTTTGAATCATGTTAATATATAATATATAATATATATGATTAATAAAATTTTTTAATAATGTTTTTTTATCTTTAGAAAATATATTTTATCTTTAGAAAATATATTTTATCTTTAGAAAATATATTTTATCTTTAGAAAATATATTTTATCTTTAGAAAATATATTTTATCTTTAGAAAATATATTTTATCTTTATAATATATATATATATAGAATGTCTGTTTCAAAAAGTATTCGAAAGAAAAGAAGACAATCTAAAAAGCGGAATATGAGAGGCGGGGGTTTACCTACTAGTATGGCTATCCTTTCTTATAATACATCATTTGTATTATCAATGGCAGCTTTATTTCCTTTCCCTGCAAGTGAAAATACTTCTATATATATACGCTTAATGAAATTAAAGACTTTAATGAATAATCAAGATACAGTACAAGACTTTATAACAACTTACTATGGAGCACTTTTTTCAATGTCTTGTAAAATAATAGCCGCTTTTTTTCTTCAATATGGATCAAGAGAGTATTGTGTAGCAGCATTACAAGAAATGAATCTTACACAACATTATTTAACAACCATGGGAACAAATTTTAGTTCACAAAGTTTAACTATTTTAGCTTGTGGTGTTCAAGCAAATACTACTGGATTAGCATATATAATACCTCGTGATAACATAACTGCTTTTAGAGATAAAGTAGACAATAATGAGTGGTTTTCAAGTAATCCATTATATGGCAATTTTAACGCACAAAAAGTTGCCATTGTTGATTTAGGAGAACATCAATTATACAGAGCTAATAATTTTTATAAAATATTTAAAGATGGTGTTGGAACACCAGATAATGGACGCCCTATGACATTAGTTGTTAGAAATGAATCAGATGATTGCTATACTTTGCATTTTAATTGCCATATACCCAATCCTTCGGCACTTAAAGCTCCACCATATACAAAATCTATTTTAGAAAATCATTCTGGTGGAAATTCTGCTGAATTAGATACTTGGGCAACAATAACGTATCAAATAATAAATGAAGCAGCAGGTGCTTTATTACTAAGATTTTTTAGTGCTCAACAAATTAGTGAGTTGACACCAGATAAATGTAGAATTATATTTTCTGGTGATTTTAATGACGGAACTGGTAAGTTAATGACCTTAATGAAAACTCAAGGTCTTAATGTTGCTGCTAGTAGTTTGGTAAATATTCTAATCTTGTTTTCTGACTCTATGCCTAGAAGTTGCTGTTCAAATTTTAATAGTGTGACGCGTTCTGGCATTTCTAATTCACCTCCATCATTGAAATTGGCCGGAATAGACCAACAAAAAAGCGGTCCACCAACAGATCCATTATTACTAGCACTTTTAAACTCCACAGATCCAAACTTAAGTCAATATGATGACATAGTAGATGCTACAAATTATGCTTTCATCGGTGATGGAACAGGAAGTAATATTGATTTGGTATCACAAATATACGATCCAACTATTTTTTCAGGTATTCCTAATATTGATTATCGAACTCTAACTGGAAACAATATTCGAGCATCCGATCATATGCCCGTTATTAGTTATACTTCTCGACGTGAAGCAACAAGTAGTTATGAAAGAACAGAATCAAGACGATCTTCAGATGATACTAAGCAAGTTAGACGAGATGAGAGAGATGATAGCGAGAGAGAAAGAGATAGAGATAGAGATACAGACGATGAAGACAATAATGAAACTGGTGAAGTTCCACCTAGGGAATTTGGTGCTGGTGAAGTTCCACCTAGGGAATTTGGTGGAGGATATAGAAAAAAACATAAAAAACGTAAAACACAAAGAAAATTATCACAAAGAAAATTAAAACGTTATACAAAAAAAAGAAAATATAAAAAAAGTAGAAGGTAAGTATTTCATATTACTTTAGACGGGTAAAAGTTTTATTTTATTTTTATCGCTAGGACATTTTACATCTCTTATTTTATAACCATAACAATTTTCAGCCTCATCTTTATATTCTATTTTGTCGATATTATAAGGTGTTGGAATTACTTCTACTTTTCTATTATAGTCAAAGCAATAAATATATATTAAACCTAGTAAAAATGTAATTAAAAAGATGCTTACATATATATATTTTGTAGCATTATTAAATTTTTGCTGTATACTTGTAAAAAATTTGCTCATTATGTTATACTTAATATAACATAATACTTTTTTATTATACATAATAAATTTTTTATACATAGTAGTTTTTATGATTTAGTTTCAGTATTTAATTCTATTATTAAGTCTTCTAAATTATAATTATTTTGAAAAAATATAAATTGATCGTATTCATTTTTTTCAATATATGACGATTTGTATTTTAATTTCATCAATTCATTACCTAATATTGAAAGTTTGCTATTATGTATTTCAACAGCAGTTTTTAAGTAACTTATTTCCCCTGATGATTTAAACAATTCTACAGCATCACTATATTGTTTTTTATTAATTTCAAAATCTTGTATTTTTTCTTGTATTAATAGTTTTAATTCTTCATTATGTGTTATTGAATTATATAAATTTACTAAATTATTATAACTTTCTTGACTATTATTTAATTGTTGTTTCAAAGTTTCAAATAATTCGACTGCTTTTTCTTCTTCAATATAATTAAAAAGGAAATCCAATTTTGTAGTAATTATGTTTTTTTTGTAGTTTTCTAAATCTTTGTGTGTTGTTAATAATTTTTCAGTAACTTGCGCAAATTTTTTTCGTTGTATTACTATATCTAATTTACATTGACTAGAAGTATTACCACAAGTTACACGTAATAATTCAGGCAATTCTGTAAAAATAGTTCCGCCATCTTGTTTACAATTAACACATTTAGGTTTATATTTTGCCAAGATTTGTTTTTTTTGGTCATAATCTTTACCATATTCACCTGACAATTCGCTTATTTTTTTTTGTTTTAGCAACATATATTTGTTTTTTAATTTATAGTATTCTTCTAATTCTTGATAATAATTAGTTAATGGAATTGATGTCATAATCAAACTTATATTTTAATAATATATTTAAATTTTTTAATATGAATTTTTTAATATGAATTTAAACATTTAAACATTTAAACATTTAAACATTTAAACATTTAAACATTTAAGAGAAATATATTGTTTTATGTAATAAATTAGCTTCAACGTGATTGCCATAATCTGGTAAATTTGTTATCATATTGTTTTTTATTTTTTGTTGATTATCAATATTTTGACGATTATAATATATTAATTTAGACATAATATAGTCTTTATCTTTCATACTTTTTTCATAATATTCTGTACTGGATTTATTACCTTTATAACGCATATATAATGAACATGCTAAAACCAGTATAAATAATAAAAACATAGAAATATTATAAAAAGTGTTATAATTATTTTGTTTATAATTATGACATCCTTTTAATACTTCTTTGAAAAAATATTTAACTCCATTGTCCACTAATTTAGGTTTATCAGATGTAGTTTTTTCATTTGCTAAGTTATTTGATTTTAAATTTGTATAATCCAATATATTAAAGTTCATAAGTATTATTATAATAATATAAGTGGTGTTTTATAATTTTCATATTTTACTAAATTTAATACAAATTCTCTATATTTATATTAATTCTCTAATTTAATACAATTTTAATATTAAAATAATTTATATTTATAATTATAATAATAATATGGCAACTATACCTAATCCAAGTGGCACCATAATTTATTTTATTATTATAACATTATGCTTTATATTTTTTATTGTATACAACATTTTTCAAACAAAAAACATTCATAATGCATCTCTTTCTATTAATAATAATATTATCAATTCCATATATTTATTATTTTTAGTACTTGGTTCTTATTTTATCAATATTGCTACTTCAAAAGCAATGTGTAGTCAAACTATTCAATGGGGGTATGTTGCATTGATTACTTTATTACCTTGGATAATTATATTTGTTTCATTATATTTTATTTTAAAAATATTTCCAGGATGGACAACTCCATTTTCTAATACTATTGGTTATAGTGTTATTGGACTTTTAGGGGTTGAAAAAATTTATGAAAGCATATTTAAAACAGGCGAAGAAGCCAAAGATAATACAGAACTTGTTAAAGCAATTGCTAATATGAATAGTAATAGAGGAAAATTTGTTAATCAAATAAGCATAGATGAAGAAGATTTTAGTAATTTTTTTAAAAATATGGGAGAAGCTATAAAACCCGATGACTTGGAAACACACAAACTTAAATTATATCAATTATTAGTTATAAAGCATTTTGTAGGTAAAATAATATGGTACATATTAGCCGGAATATTAATTTGTTCTATTAGTTATAATTTAATAATAAGCATGACTTGTGAAAAATCATTAGAAGAAATTGAAAAAGATTTTGAAACTATTAGCACAGGACAAACTGCCAATCCACCATCTAGTGCTTAACTATTCTTTTAAAATATAAATCTTTTAAAATTTATATAACATAATATTGTTAAATATGAAATTATTGCTAAAATAATTACTGCTAACCATAATGGTAATATTGTTTTATTTTTATAACCAATACCAAATTCGCGTGGTTTTCCATTTTTATCAAACATTATATTTGGTTTAGTTACTAGTATAATAGCAAATAATAGTAAAAATACTATTATTGATACTAAATTTATATTTGTTACAACAAATTGTCTTAACATATTTAATATTATATTATATTTATAATATTAAATATTACCCTTATTGTAATTTTCCTAAATTTTATTATTCTAAATTTTATTATTATTGGATAGAAAGTGGAATGTTTCCTAAGTTTATAGTAGGTGCTTTATTTTCTTCTTTTGTTGGTGTGTTGTCTTCTTTTTTTGCCTTGTCCAAATACTAAATGAGTTGCATTTTGTCGTTGTGGTATTAATGGAACCATTATACGATCATGCATTGGAACATTCATTGCTTGTATAATTGAATTAACAAGTTCTTTTAACTCTGCCTTTTCTATTTCATTTAATGGCGGAAAGTGATTAGTTAATAAATTTCTTAATGTGTTTATTTGCTGATATAGATTGGAAACACGTAAGAAACCTGCTACTGTTCTGTCGGGTATTGTTATTAATATATCATTTTTAATAGCATCTAGTCTAGTTGGTGTTGTATTTGTTATTCTTAACGCATGAGCAAATTTTACTAAATTATCATAAAAGCTAAGGACACGTTTTTCAAATTCATTTTTATTTTGCATAGTTCGTGTACTTTTCTGGATTCTGGATGCTCCATAATCTCTTAATATCATATTTGTTACATCTCGGTGTGTCCCATTAAACATACTGGCCATTTGAACTTTTCTTTCTAAAAATCTATTTCCGGCTTTGTTGTTTCTTTTTTTTGTTTTACGCATAGTTTTTTATATATAAAATATATAAAATATTATAAACTTTTCTCAGGATTAATTTATTATTAAATAACTTAAATTATTGAATCATAGCATAGTGCCTCAATGTTGAACTAACAACATTAAATACATTTTCTACATTAACACTATTTCCCAATTGTTTATAACTTTTTTTATCATCATTTGCCAATTTAAAGTCTTCTGGAAATGATTGAAGTCGCGCACATTCGCGAGGTGTTATATAGCGTTTTTCTTTTCCATAAATAGGAATCTGTGATATTGCTACTAATGTTGGAAAATATTTACATTTTTTTACCCTTATTCCAGACTGACGAATTTGAATAAAATGGTTAAAGATACTCTCATTTTTTGTAACAGGTCCTGCTTGCCATTCTAATTTTCCAAAAATTTCACGTTGTTTTAATAATGCTTTATGTTTTGTATACCAAGTATCTAAAAT